GACGGGATATTTATTTGGAGTTAGTTTAATTGGCGTTCTTTTTGGCGGATTATGGCTGTGATTGCATAAGTAGCAGCCCAAGCAGCAGCATCAGCAGCAGCAGCAGCAGCATCAGCAGCAGCAGCAGCAGCAGCAGCAGCATTAGCAGCAGCATCATTAGCAGCAGCATAAGCAGCATCAACATAAGCAGCATTAGCAGCCTTTTCGCAGTTTTGCGCGTTTTCGGCGCTTGGGTCTTTGATGTAATTTTTAAGTGCGTTAATTGCGGCTTGGGGACGGTTGTCGGTTGGGTGTTTTTCACGCCATATCCACATAACGCCTTCAGCGCATTTGAACGCTAATTTTATTCTGGTCATTTTGTCGTCTGATAATTGAATTTCTGCTTCCCAACGCTTTAGTTGCGCTATGGATGCGCGTCCTGGAGTGTTGATGCCTAGTTCGTTTAGCAATTGAGTTAGTTTAATCTGCATTTATACTAAATTTTTTCTAATTAAATTAATATATATATCTAATTCTTTAATATCCTTTACTGTTTGTGCTAGATCTTTAGTTATTTTTTTAGCTAGATTTTTAACATGCTCATTAGATGCTCCTTTAAATTTAGTCATACTACTATATACTTTATATAGGTTATTCATATCTTTATTAAAACTATCCATGTTGTATACAACATTAGAAATTTTACCTGTATTTGGATCAACTTCATCAGGACCTAAAACATGTCCTTGTTTTATAAAATCGTCTATATTTAATTTATTTGCCATGTGTATCTAATTGTTTTAATTTTTGATAAATCTTATTCAATTGATTTTTATCCAAAATACTCAAAAATTCTAATACAGAATTTGGAAAAGGAGTATCCTTTATTATATTATCAAAAGCTTTATAATAAATTTCACTAAATGTAAATTTCTCATTTAATATTTTATATAATTTAAATACTTCATCAACTGTTTTATTGGGATTAGTTGCTTGAAGCTCGTTAATATTGTTAGCATATTTTTGTACTAGTTGTTTCATTTCTCTATAGAATTGATTTCGATCTGATTGAGATAATTGTTCAAATTCACTAAATGAACCTATATAACTATTTATATCATATTTTTCAAAATATGGTTTACATATTTTTATATATTCTTCCCAAAAGTCATTGTTATGATTACGTAATATATTAGTACTAAAATATTTGTAAATTTCCTTAACTGATACGTTAGGTTTATTTATTCCAAGTTCATTAACTTCTTCTTTGTAAGGTTTAATCCATTTATTTTTAATGTAATAATCTTTACCCATACTTTTACTACCATATTTAGTGATAAATGACCATCTATTTGCATATTCACAATCAAATTCTAAGATTTCCCATTTTTTAGATATATCATTGTATACTTGATATTTTTTACCTGGAATTAAAGTATTAGGATTATTAATTCCCAATTCACTAATTAATTGTGTTAGTTTTATCATATTGATGAACAACGACCTTTAATATCATCATCTATATATTTTATTTCAAATATGCTAGGATCTAATGATGGATAAACAATATTATTTCTAGTAGCTGCAACTATATCATAACCATATTGTGAATAAGTACCACCTTGTTTATTAATAATTTTAATATTTTGTACTGATTGTACTTCTCTTACTTTAAGTAATAATGAATATAAATCAGCTATTACAATTGGTTGATTAATAGACCATTTATCAATAGAAAAATATTCTTTTAACGCGTTTATACAACTATTAATTGCTTGTCTATTAGATACTTGAGGAATTGAGATAATGTCAAATTCAACACCTATATTAATTATAAATGCATTTTTAATATTAATAGCATCTGTAGTCATTCTATAATTATCAAGATATGTAGCTAAATTTTGTTTTAATGTTGTTGATGCTTGAGTTAAATTTTTATTTGAATCATAACCTAGTACGTATAAGTCCATAGCGTTATAATTTATACTATTATCTGATAATACTTGATTTGTATTTTCTAAGTAACACTTTGATACAACACCTAATTCACTAGGCATTGATAATGATCTGTTAATATAATCTTCTTTAGTAACAACTCTATTTTGAGCTGAAAATGAATTTAAAGTATTTAATCTTATTTCATTAACTGTATCAGCACCACGACCTCCTGTTGAAGGTTCATTATTATTAAATATTAAGTTAGTAAATATATTTTGTTGTAATGGATCATTAACATTTTTAATTACATTATTAAATGTAATATCTGAACTACTTAAAGTAAATGATTTTTGATTTATATTATTTGAAGCTATATTTGAAGCAACTCCTCCTCCCACTAAATAAGATACTGTTAAGGTAGTATTTGATGGAGCTAAACCATACTCCTGAGCTATAAATGTATTTGCTTTATTATAGTTATTAGTAGGATTAAAAATATGAGGGTTAATCCCTAATTGAGCCATGTTTGGATTAGGTAATAAAACTGAATCTGCAGAAGTTGAAGTACCTGAACCAAATTGTAATTGTAAAGTTTCATTATCTATAAATCTACTAACAAATCTACGAGGTGTATGTAAATAACTTAATACATATGGAGCCGAACCACTATCAGCACTATTATTAAGTGTATTAATATTAACAAAACTTTGAGCTAAATATGGAACTTCATACCATGTATTATTACTACCATCAATAACTTCTAATATTTGTAATATATTAGTATCTGCTATATTAATACTATCAAACTTTACAGGAGATGTAAATGTAAAAGTTGCTGTTTTTATTTCAGCTGAAATTGCTTTAACCTTAGTTTCTAATAAAAAATAATTAGCATCGAAATAACTTGATGTTACATTATAAATATTTGTAAAATCAATATTTTCAGTAGTAATAAAATTAATTCCATTAGTACTAGCTATTGAAACATTTGGGTTAATTTTAAAAGCATAATCATAATCTGGTAATAATGAACCAGAAACTGTTTTATTAGGTACTAATTGAAATACACTTAACTCAACATTTGAAGCATAAGACATTTTAGGTTTATAACCTAATGTATATGCAATATTAATTATATTACCTAATTCTTTAGTGTAAGTTAATTGATTTTCTTGTATTTGAGTATCTAAATAAAACGATAAATTATCACCAACATATGATGCTAATTCCATAAACATCATTCCTATTGATGCTTCTGAGTAATCATTATATGATGTAGGAAAGTATGTTTTAGCATAGTCCTGTAGAGATGCTCTAAAACTCTCGAAATTTTTATTTAGATATGTTATGTTTCTAATATTGTTCATTATTGTTCAAAATTGATTGAAATATTATCACTTTCTTGTGTTAATTTAATACTATAATCAAGTAAAAATGCCAACATATTACTATCAGGATTAGATGATATTTCTATTTTATTAATAACTATATCAGGAAAATAAGCTTTAACCAAAAATTTAATATCTTCTACAGTTGTTTCATAATTGTCATCAATTAATTGATTGAATAATTGCTTTCTAAGGTCAGTTCCGAAATTTGGATTAAATAAACGTTCACCTTTATTAGTCAATAATAAGTTAATTAAATTATATTTAATTTGTTCTTTATGACTATATGTTGTTCTAAATGCCGATGGAACACTAAATGGAATAGCTATACCCACTCCAATATTTGGATTTAATACATTTGGATTAACTTGAAATGTTTGTGTTATCGGCATCTATTTATTAATTTAACCATAATTTTTAAGACCTGCTAATTCTTGTGGTGTTAAATTTTTAGCTGAATCTGCTATGAATGTTAAATATGGATTTTCATTTTCAACATTATTAGTTGTTGTTAATTGTTGTGGTTCTGGTAAACCAAATAATTCAGACATTTTGTTTTTCATAGTACTACGAACTTCTCTAATTTCTTCAGGATTACTTTGAAACAAGGGTTTCATTTCTTCTGTTATAATAGGTGTAGATTTTGTTGAACGTTGTTGATATTCTAATAATACTAATGGTAATTCTTCACGCATTGCCTCTTTAACACATTGTTTTATTAGTTTTTTAAATAAGTCAGCTTTCATTATATATAAATATTAAGGTTTTAAATTATTTTTTGTGATTATGAAAATTAGTGAATCAATTAGTACTTGAGTATCCAATGTAAAAGATACATCAGTTTTAAGTACTTCAACACCATTGGTATCAATAGCTACTGCATAATGACGTTTAAATCCACTTATTATTGGTGCTCCAGGTGTTGTTTCCTCTTTAATAGCAAATTTAAACCCATTATGAGTTACTGGAGACAATCCAATTTGTACTTGTTGATTTAATATATCTTCAAAAATTACACTTTCACTTTGTTCTGAATTGGATTGGATTATATTATTTTCAATTTTATCTTCAATCAATTTAATTTGAGATTTTAATTCTACCAAATCTATTTTTATTTGATTTAATTCAGCTTCTACTAAATTAATTATAGATTTAAAAGCAGTTATAGTTTTATTAGATTTTTCTAATAAACTACTAAGTGTATTAATTACACCAACCGTAATAGGAACGGGAGCTGTTGGTAAAGGAAGAGCTTTTAATGTTATTGTTATAGTTTGGAAAATAGTTATAACAGTTTTTAATTGCTTTAGAATTTTATTTATTGAATCTATTTTTTTTTCGGCTAAATTAATTTGATTTAATAAAGCATTTTTACGATTAATTAAACTCTGTTTATTTCCAATTTGGTTATTATTAAAATCATCTATGTCATCATTTAATTGTTCAATTTCACTATTTAAATTAGAAAATATATTTCCAATATCAACTAATTTTTGAAGCATTAATTCAGACGCCATAGGTAAAAACAACAATGCTGGATCCTTACCTAAACTTTTTAATCTTTTGGTTTTAGCTTTTTGTTTATCTTTATTACTTTGTCTAATAAAATTTTTATTTTTCAAAGCTTGTTTTGCTAATGCTATATCTTGTAATTTAGTCATTTGATGGTTTTAAACTTATTAAATCTTCAGGAAATAATTGTATCCATGGTGTTTGATCTAAGTCACCTTCAAATCCTAATATCTTATTCCATTTTTTTACATTAGATAATATTTGAATATTAGCCCAATATTCATCTTCATCACCATCAAATTCCAATACTTTTATTTTTTCTGTTTGAATTGTACCATTATCATCCCAACTAATTAAATAATCCCCATTCTTTTTTAATCTATTAAATAAAGAAGGTTTATTAATTTGTAATTCAGCTAAATCATCTATATTATTAGGTCGTAAACTTTGTTGTTGAATTCTATATAATTCTTTTATATCTCTATAAAATTGATTTAACCCTATTTTAGGTAACATTTTAATTAAATCTTCACTATCTATACTAGAATTAATAGAATATTCGAGACAATATTTTTTCTTAAGATCTCTATAATCTTGATTTAGATAAATGTTATTATCCCAATAATCAATTACTTCCTCAGCAGTTATATTTGGATTATTAACTGATAGTTCATCTATTTCTTCTTTATATGGTTTAATATTTTTACCTAGAAGTAAATTATCTTCATATATATAAAGATTTGATTTATCATTTTGAAAAATTAACCTATCCCCCTCTATTTTTATAAATTCATATACCTCCCATTTTTTATTAAATAAAAGATGATATTTCTTCCCTTTAATAAGATTAATTTTACTGGGTTTATTTATACCTAATTCTTTTAGTAATTGTATTAGTTTAATCATTTTAAATATACTGTTTTTGATTTTATTTTTTCTAATTTAGAAACTGCTTTTTGAAGATCACCTGTCAAAACTGAAGCAGCTGCTACTATTGTTACTAAAGGTGTTCCTACTGGAGTTGAAATAGCTGAAGATAATTTATTTGAAAATGAAGATAAACTTTTAAGCAAATCTCTAATTAAGTCTTCAGTTTTATTCCCTAATAAAGCAGGTTCAGTCGGTTCATTTGGGCCGTTTTGACCCAAACATATTTTATCAGCATCTATTAATATACGTTTACTATTTAATGTAATATCATCCTGAGAATATATTTCAGTATTTTTATATGAATAAAGTAGGATATCGTCTTTAAGAGTATTTAAAACAATTCTTTCAGCATTTAAAAATTGAGATTTAAACGAAGAGTTTTTTGGTAAAATAGTTTGCGTAATTTTATTAGAAGTTGAAGTAAACGTTTTTAAAGGAAGTTTTTGGTTTGAAGATAATATTATTAAATTATCCTTTTCAATATCTTCTAAACTTCCACTTACATTACCTAATACTATTATTGGTTCACCATTTTTACCATCTTTCCAAAAATTATTTTGTTCTGTGTTTGTATTACTAAAACGGATTTGATTACCAAAACGACCATTTACTACTTTATCACCTGGAAATAATTCAGTTAAAGGAATATTAAATTGTTCAAAGAGTATGTCTTGTTCATTAAATTGAGCATTATTATTAGTATTATTCCAAATATTAACAATACTTATATAATAATTAGATAATGAAGTATCTTCAGTAACTGATTTTGGAGATGGAGCTTGAACTATTAGAACTAATTCACCTTTATATGGATAATATTTATCACTTGGATTTAATGGTTTAGCTTTAATTGAGTTAGTATTGTCTTCAATTTTGGAAACGTTTTCAGTTGGTGAATAAGATTCATATGAAATAATACCTGTTTTGTAATCTATATCAGTAACCCTCCCTACAATAAATCCATTATTAGATGTATTGGATTGTTGTTTACTTAATAAATTTGATCCAGTTCTTGTGTATTGTGACATTATTTGGCAGCTTCTAGTTTAAGTTGTTCTCCACTTTCAATTAATTTAGTTCCAGTAGCAGCATTTAATTCATGTGCTTTAACCAAATCTTCTACTTCACCAAAATCAAATAATTCAGTATTACTAGTAGTATTAAGAGTTCGTTGTGCTATACCTGCAATTTTAACTAATTGTTCATTGTTTTTAACATTAACATCCATTAATTCTTTTATCATAGGCATTATCATAACAACTTCACCTGCTGAACTAATAAATGGCTTCAAACCATCAATTAGTTCGTCTATTTGTTTATCAGTTTTGCTATTATTCTTATGTATCTTTTTAAATATATCTGATAATGATACGTTATCAAATAATTTTGTATCTTCGAATGGGTTCATTTATAAAAATTTTATATATTGTTCTGGGATGAATACGTCTATACCATCTATACTATCATCACTCATGTCATCTGGTTCTAAATATGAACCAATTTCCCATGCTTTAGCTGTGAATTTTATTCTTTGAGCTTTCAACCATCTAGTAAATATAGCATAATCATGTAAATCTAATCCTATATGATCCTTATTCATATCAGAGAATATTAATTTATATTCATCACCTTCATCAGTCATTAATAATTCAACTTCTTTTCCTGCTAATGGTCCATTAGTTATAATTGTTATATCTCCGTATTGTCCATCAATGTTTATTGTTGGCTGTGATATTTGTAATTCATTTAAATATTTATTTTCATTGTTAGCTTTTACCAAATTTTCAATACTTACAGTAACTCCTTGTTTAATTGGATGAATTAAATCATTTTCAAGTCTACTAAGTAAAAACCAAACTTCATGATGTCTCTGGTTTGGTTGTTCAAATTCAACAAAATATAAAACAGGAAACATGTTAGTATAATTAATAATTTTATCTCCCACCTTCATTTTATAAGGATCAAAATTGGGAATATATTTACTGAAATCCCAAGTTCGTACTGGTTTGTTTATGTTTAGTTCCAATAATTGCATTAACTTAATCATAGCAATAAATATATTATTTGCTAATTAAGTGACCAAACTCGAAATATTCATTATATAATTTAATATATATGGCTTTAAGTTTAGTTTTAATCTTAGTTATTTGTGTAGTGGGTATATCCCCCATTTCCCTGATATATATGTATAATGCTTTCTTATCTAATATTTCCAGGGATTCGCGTTTGCTAAATAACTCCAATATAACATCAGCTGTTTTGTAATCTTTTTCTTTGGGAAATAATTTATATAGATTCTTATTACAATAATTAGTAAATAAATCTATGAATGGAACTTCATCAAATAAATCATTTGTTGATGTAATCAAATTTTGAGCTACAATTACATTCTCATTATCTATTTCATCTGCTGATGATTGGTTCTGTAATTTATCATATCCTTTTTGATTATAAATTATCAGGTAGCGTTTTGCTATTGTCCCAAAATATGAATATGCTTTACCTCGTTCCTGTTTGTACTTGTGTAGTTTTTCTAATAAGAAAGTAACAACTTCATGTTTTAATTCTTCTACTGTATTCAAATCAGTATAGTAAAACTTAAAAGTATGTATAATATTTTCAGCTAATTTATAAAACGCGTTTTCAATTTTATCTTTATATATTTTATCTCTAAATTTTTGATCATCTGAGTTTAAATATTGAATAATTGATTCTTCAGTTTCTTCAGTAAAATATTGCTGTGATTGTCTTTTCTTTTTGGGTTTTGTTCCTAATTCTTTGTCTAAATATTCATTCAGACTTGTATCATAATAGTTCATTATATTAAATTTTCCTCAATATAATATAAATTTTAATTATAACCAAAAAAAAAGCCACTCTATAATGAGTGGCTAAGGAAACCTTATATTATACTGGTTTCTATAACAATTGTTTATAAATTAATTTTAATTCTTCCCAAAATTCACCTAATTCATCATCTGAACGAAATGTACCTTTTTCATCTAATTCGTTAATTCTTTCCATTCCTGTTATTAATACATTTTCTATATTATTAATTCGAGTTTGTTGTGCTTCAACAAATTTAGTTAATTTTATATTCTTTCTTACTAGAATATATATTAATATACCTATTAATTCAATTAAATGAATTCCTATTACCCATAATGCTATTATCATTCGTCATCAAATTTAAAAAGTGATTGTTTAATATTTTTCTTAACATCTCTAGGATTGATATAATCCTCATCAATGCTACCAGTTGTATCAGCTAAGAATTGCTCCCAAGCGTCTAGTATTATTGGAGATGTTTTATCCTCTAAATTGTTGTTCAAAGTCATCTGGTTCATTGCTTATCATACCTCTCATTTCTTCTACTTCTTCCTTAAGTCCATTAAGGCTCTCTAGTACAGTGTCTTGAGACTCATTTCTATTTGTTTGTATTACTAATTTTGAAATTGTTATTTCAAATTTACTTAATTTTTCTAATATGTTGTTTTTGTAACGCATTTTATAATTTTATTTAATTATTGTAAAGCTAATGGAAAAATCTTGCCCTTCCAAAGAAGCTTTATTTGCCATAAATATAATGGGATATGTTTTCCTTGCATATTTTGACGGCTGTTGGAACAGCGCGACCCTTTTTAATTTCCTCTAAACATTCTTTATATATTTTTTCAATTTCCATATAAAGATAAGGATGTTTATTTTGTTGTTGTTTAACGTGTTCTAGTAATTCTTTCATATTAATAGTGTAAATTTAAATATAAATTATCAGGATCATCTTTCTTTTTAGACACACACCAACATGGTGTATATTGTTGTTCATAACCATCATGATCAATGTGATTAATTGTTTCCCATGGTGTTGATTTACTACCTGATGGTAATATACCACTTACTTGTTCTCCATTCTCATTAGTATAAGTACCTCTCATACCTGAAATATCCATTCCTTCATAATAACAATCTTCCACTCTTTGAACTAATATTTTAGCATCATCTGGATATTGATTTAATTTGCTTTTTAATTCTGCGACTGTAAGAAAATATTGATAATTTAATTTCATTGTATTAGTTAAAATATTGGTTACAGTATTTACAGTGATAAACATTAGGTGAACCTGGCGTAAAATGTTCTTCGTGTGAGAAATGTACACCTTTACATTTACACATTGGGCATATTGAATATCGTAATTCAGATAGCCATTTAAAGAATTGTTTAATATATTTTAGCATTGTTTGTCTAATTCTCCTTTATAAAGTTTACCATTTTCATCACAATGAATTTTAGCTACAAGAACTTCTTCTCCACAAGTATCACATTTAGAATATAAATTAACATGCATTCTTTTAATACCATCTATTACACCATCATTTGTCTTATTATATAAATAAGGTACATTTCCACAATAACCTGAAAATGTATGTGTATGAAAAAGTGATTTTACTTTTTTTAAAGTATTGTTCATTGTGTTGGAGTATATATTTTTGAGGTATGTAAAAGTTTGTAAGAGTGTAGGATTAAATCTTATACAAGTGGGATGTAAACTGGTTATTTCGAAATACGGGCTATAACTTTTTCATCTACGACTTGATATATCTTCTCAGAAATAATTATATCAGTAAATTTATCACCTTTACCATCAAACATGATATTAACACCATATATTTTAGTTTCAAATTCCACCCATGATGCTGAACCATCTGAGAATTTATTCCATTCGCAACCCATTGCTAGAGCTGTTTTTTCTACGTTTGTTAATTTTTTTTGGCATTTGTATATTTTATATTTAAAGAATCGAATAGCTAATTCATATCCTGAACCTTTTAGTTCTTGCATACGTATAGAATCGCGTAAACACGCTCTCCAAAATACTAATTTAATTTTTTTCATTTTTGTTTAATTTAGATACTACTAATATTACTAATACAGTATTTTGGGAATAACCTGATGCAGTATTACTTATTATCGATGTAGAATGTATATAATATTTTTCTAAGACTGATTCTAAATTAGGTTTAATCATATTTTTAGAACATTCTATTTTAATTATTTCTTGTTTATTCATATATATTAAAGTATATACTTTTGCATTTGGTAAAGGTCGTTTGCGCGCTGAGAATACGCAATATGCGTTTTGTCACAAAAACGGCCGCGCACATGGAACGCGGCTATCATGGGATCCTTGCCGCACCTAAGCAGCTTCAGACTCTATTATTTCTGTTTTTTCTGTTTTATAATCATTGACACTTAGACCTTCAAATTTTAATAATGCATTACATATGTAGCGTTGTGCCGCTATTACGTTTCTACATTCACCTATATTTTTAATTATACCTTGTTTGTCCTTATCCTCAATGTCCTTGGTATTAACGAAATTAATAACGTGTTGTTTAATGTCATTAATGTTATTCATTGTGAATACGTCTTGACTAATTTGTTCAAATATTGATTTGATTTGTACTTTAAATTTAGACATTTTATACGTTTTTATTTATATAAAGATAAGTAAAGAATTTTGACTAACGTTTTTCGTTCTTAATGTTAATTATATTCATCTTATCACCGTTCAATGTTATAGCTGAGCCATTGTAGTAGCCCTTGCTTAAGTTAATATTCATTGTTACAACAGAATCGGTATACACACTTGCACCTTGAATGTAGTATATTCGCCTTGCCCCTATGTTTAGTATTGTTGTTGTTTCGCTGTTAATAGCATATATCTTATTCTCATACCCGTAGGCATAAGTGTATACTATATTATGACCGAGCCCTTGCACCTCAACCACGTTTGGTCGAGGCGCTTGGGTGCAGCTATGGAGCATTGCTATGATGAACAGACTAGCAGCCATTACTATTGCTTTGATTATGATTAATTTTTTCATGTTATTATTTTTATAAATGTATGAATGTTACTTTGACTGAATGTATTTAATTATCTCCTCTGCTTTATCGGTTCCTATATTTGACAATTCAAGTTTAACTGCATCATCACCCCAAATCTTGACAGCTGCATCCCACCTTTTAAAGTCATTATCCATCCAAGTTAGGAAGTAATTCCACCATATCGCTAGGACGAAATTGAAATTGTTTTGTATTGGTGATTGATTAATTGCTATCATTTTATAAATGTAATTAATTTATTTTGCCAATTGATCATAGCGTTCAGCTAATTCATTTCTAGATATCAGGTCAAGATTAGGCATTTTGTTTTTAAATGTTTCAAATGAACTAACATGAGATGTTATCATGCCATTTTCATGTAATGTACTATATCTCAATTTACCTTGAGCACTCTGCCAACCCTTTTCTACTGTTGAATCCAATATATGGATAATGTTGCCATTTTCATCTTTAAATGCTGCATCCTTTTTAATTTGACCTACTACTATGCTCATCTATTATTTATTTAAATTTGTTGAAATTCGATTATATTGTGCCCATTCAAAAAAATCTATATGCTCAAAATTAGGAGGCATAACAGTTTTGAATGTTGGTTGTCCTATTGGTTCACCCTGAATTGGTCTACCAAATAAAAAAAGCTGAATTAATGTTTTTATCTTTTTCATATTATAAAATTAAGAAAAATATTTTGACTTTTATATGTTAATTTTAGGTTGTTTTCGTGTTTGCTTTCTCTGCCACTTTTCTATTTTAATCTTAAGTTGATTAAAATCTTCTCGTATAAAGGTAGGGTTGTTATGTTGACTAGCCAATTCATTCTGCTTTGTTATTGCTATACTTAAAGCTAACCACAAAGTGTTGACCTCTGATACATCTAATTCCATGCTATAAAATTTAGGTTAATAAAAAAAAAGAAGGCCACTCTCTATTTGGAGTGGCCTTACTTGCGATCTTATGCTTCTGTTTCTACAGTTGCATCGGTTGTGACAACCGGTTCAGTCACATCATCAGTGATTGTAACTGTTTTCTGTGCTTTTGCCATTTCTTCTTTGGTCATTTTTCCCAATTCTGCAAAGCTTGGACGACCTTTCTTAATTAACCCTGCCGCTTTTTTAGCTTCGTATTCACGAATTGCTTTTTGGCGTGGTGATTCAGGATTAACTGGTCGACCTAAACTTACTGGATTAGGCAAAACATCTTCGGGTGCAATTTCAACACCATCTGCGATCAATGCTTGTTGTGCATTATATGCATCAACTTTAGCTTGTTTTTCTGCAATACGTTTTTGACGTTCACTGTCAGTTTCTGCTGGTCGTCCCAATTTCAGTGTCCCTGCAGCACGTCTTGCTTCAAGATCTGCTAAGCGTTGTTGTCTTGCCGAATTTGGATTTATAGGGCGTCCTGGTTTTTCATACTCTGTTTCATCTACAGTTTCTTTGTCATACTCAGCTTGTACTAACTGTATCAATACAGGTTTAGGTGTTTTGTGTGCATTTTCAATGTTTAATGCGACAGCTTGTGCTTTCAACTCTTTATAGTCGGTTGATGCGACTCTTTTTTGATTGCTCATGATTTTTGAATTTTAAATTTTTGTTTTTATTTTTTTAACATTTTAAATTTACAATTTGAATTTTGACATTTTTAAATTACTATTGTAATTGTATTTATATCTCTTTTCATCTTTATAAATGTATAAATGTAATTTTGACATTTAATTTTTAATCTATTTAAATTTAGAAATTATACTAACGGACACGAAAATAAACTAATATTTTGACATCCATTCAAATAATTGGATCTTCTCTTTTATAATACGTCTTGAATCAAATACGTACCATTTGCATGTTCCTTCAGGAGTATCATATTTTTTACTTAATTCTTTATATCTATATCCTTCTATAAAGTCTTTAAATATATCTATATGTTTTTGTGAAGGTAAGTATTTTATAAGTTTTGGTACATATTCACCATATATAAAACTTTCGTATTGATCTATATATCCTCTGATATGACCTGGTGTGTTGGCTCCAGTTAGTTGAACGTTTTGATAGTATATCCTATGCATTCGCATTTGATCTACTATTTTATTTTTGAATATCCTCCATACCCATATATCGAATTGATCACTATGTATTTCTCCTTTGAATTGTTTAATACTTATAAACACTGAATACATTGCATTATTATATATGATTTCAGCATCATATTTTGGATAACGTCTTTGTGAGTATGCTAACATATTATGTTTATATTTTTCATATATTGTATTTTGTTCTTTTCTCGTTAACATGGAGTAAAGTTAAACAAAAAACTTTGAACAAAAAAATTCATATTGACTTTAACAAAAAATCTTGAGCAGCAAAATAGCCATCCAATTATAGGATAGCTTCAGAAATTACACTATTGTAATTGTTATGTTTAGGTTTTTAGGCAAAAAATTTATGGAATTTGTATCGGTGCTCTAGGCTGTGATCGCATCCACTATAGCGTATAGCAAATTTTTAGGCTACATATAAATATATGCAGATACAAAAAGACCCACTCCTTTTATTCATGACGCTATGGTGCTATCAGAATATTGGAATGGGTCTTATCCTCTACAGGTATTACCAGATAAAGGATTGGCTTTTAAACAACTAATTTTATGTTTTCACATTATCTAATGTAAAGGCAAAAATTGAGTTGATTTAATACTTTTACTCAACAGTAACAACTGCTTTCTTTGGTCTGCCTTTAGCAATTGGAGTACCTGCTGCAATAGCTGCTGCTTTTGCTGCTAATTTTTGTTGGCGTGCACTATTAGGATCAGCTGCTCTGCCTGGTTTAATTGAAGTACCATTAGCGATTGCTGCTGCCTTTGCTGCTAATTTGATTTGTCTTGCTGAATTTGGGTTTGTTTTACGACCCTTTGTTGAATTTTCCATTTTTTATTAATTAATTTATATAAATCTAATACAAAAGTTGTGACAAACACAATTAAAATAATATATATTTTTTAAATTTAAATAAAACATTATTAGAACATAGTGAAGGTTCTGATATAACATAACACAGTACAACATAACATAAAACATATATTTCATTAATATACCCCCTCTAAATATATTATAATAAATGAAAATATATACTTATATACTTATATATATTTTATCATGTTTACTATTTCAATTAATTCTTTAAGACATTCAAGTTCTGCTTCTTCGTAAGTAATATAAGTTTTTGAATAAAAATCTTTCTCTGTATCTTCAATACCATGATAGTAACCTGTCATTTTAGTATCTTTAAACTCTCTTTTTACAAATGAGCTGATATTATACTTTTCTCTAAACCATCTAAATGCTTGTGAGAATGTTGGTGCTGAAATACAGTCTCCTTCGCTATCTGAGTAACTTTGTTTATTAGTTTTTAATCTTGGTTGTCCCCAATCATTTACACAAAACATTATAGCACCGTCATAACTGTATTGTTGAATACAAGGTTCATCAAATCCTAATTCTTTTAAATCTAATGCTTGTTCGTAAGGAATAAATTCTTTATTCATGTTATTTCTTTTTAAATTGTTCAAACCATTCTTCATAAGTAATATGAACAGGATTATTTTCAACATTATTTTGATAAGATTCAATTATATAGTGAATTTCTTCTTCTGTATACATTCTTTCTTGTTGCCATTTAGCACCATTATAAAAACCTAACATATGAGATGTTTTATTACTCTTTACTTTTTCTGAATAAAGTCTTCCAGCTTCTTCAAGTGTTTCTTTAACAATACAACCTTCACCATAATTACCATAATTAGTTCTCGGATGATTATCTTCTATACCATTAGGACACGGGTCTTCATTTTCAAATTCTAAATTATTATTCATCTTGTTTCTTTTTAAATTGTTCGATAATTTCGTCAGCAGTTATATTGTAACCCTCTTGTGATGCTTTAAAAGATTCTGAAAGCATTATTCTAACTTCTTCCTCACTATACATTCTTTCAGCTTGCCATTTAGCACCATTTTTAAAAGACCTTTCACATTCTTCTTTATAAACAGGTAAAAAAGATTCATCTATTACATATTTTTCGGCAGCTTCTTCAAGTGTTTCTTGTTTAGCTTCTTCTTTTGGAATGATTATTTCATAATTATAACCATTTTGAACATCAGGTTGGTCATAAGTTGTTGACCTCCATTTAATTAAACTTTCAATTTTAACCTCCTCACAACTTGGATTATTTATAAACCATTTTAAAAATTCATTATCAATAGCTTGTACACCATCTTTGATTAAGTCTTCGTCTGTTGTAAGAATGATTTTTTTAGCTTTTGTAGGAATAGTACAATGATATCTTGTATAGTATATTCTATCGCTTTCTACTTCTAAAGCTTTTTTAATTTTGTTTAAATTAAAATCATAATACCAATTCCCTTTTTTTAATTTCTTCATCAGAAGTGATGTAGATATATTTACATCTTTTATCTATAGTTAATGTATCAAGTAAATTAAACTCTTTACCTGATGATATTAACCTACTTGGTTTATCTGTTGGTAATATATGTAATTTTTTATCTGTGTCATTAAGTTCTGTTTGTTTGTTTTCTGTATTCATGTTATTTAAGTTTTGTATTTCAAATTTAAGAAAAAACTACATATATCTGTGTCCGTTAGGCGAAATTTCTAATAACACCCACCAATAGTTCTTGGTAGTGATTTAACTATTTGCTGTATTTCTTCGCTATTTAATTTAACTGTTACACCATTCTTTTCTATAATCATGTTTAGCCCTTCACTCCAATGACAATATTTTACGTCCTTATCCAACAGCGAATAAGTGGCTATATTGAATGAAACTTCGCCTAACACGGGTTTTTGTGCCATTGGCAGTTTCGTTTTTAATTCATCATTTGTACTCATATTAAGTTTTGTTTGTTAATTAAACTGTAGTGGTGTAACGCCCCACCGAACGCAAATAATCGTAACGTTAGGAGAAATTAAACGCCAAACCCTTCCAACTTCAATTTTTGGTGCAATATCTCAATCCTTTGTCGTGGTGAAAACAGAATGGTAAAATCTTCCCACTTCATTCCACATATTAAATGACTGCATTCCTTCAATCCTAATCTTTGATTAAGTGATAATGATTTATACCATTCTAAGCCTTCGTTAACTTCGCCTAACAGCACATTTGCAATAGGCGGGTTTTCGTGGTTTAATGATGTTTCGTGTTCCATATTTATATTTGTTTTAAAGCGAAAATTTCTGCTTCTAAATCCCGCCCATCGCAAATCTGCGGAGCGTTACCTGCTATTTTAAAAACACGTCAATACATACCGAACTGTATTCTCGTCTGACGTGCCAAACATAGTAGATGCACTCTTTGTATTTTTGATAAAACTCATTTTTCAAAAGCCATTGATTAACAAATTCTTTTGGTTTGCATTGATAGTTCAAAGGAATACCAAGACTATTTGTTTCGTTTATTGCTGATAAACATAAATATCCTGCATTTCTCATCGTTGGCTCAACAGTATATTTAATACCAAGTGTTCCATCCGTATATGAGTATTCCTTTAAGTTTGGATTACGTTTTTTGAAGGTATTCCAAGAAAAAACAGCAGGTAACAAGGTATTAGCTTCATTGCCTTGTACTTCTTTTGAAATTTCATTCATATATTTAAATTTTAAGCGTTTAATAATCTTTTTCGGTTAATCGAGCAACGGCAACGAAAGCCAATACCCAACCGTTATATGCTATGCTGTGCGACCAGCGTACCATTGTAAGAACTCTACAACAGATTTGTAAACTGCTTTAATTGGTTCAGGGCTTTCGCCATACCCTCTACGATAATTACCTTCTTTTATAGTTGAAAAAAATCCTTGTGTTGGGAAACAATGAATACTAATTGTAAATTCCTTTGAAATTTCATTTACTATATTCATTAAACTTTCCCAATTCCAATCATAATCTAAATCTTCAACTGTTAAATGGCAGTTTTTTCGTGTGAAAAATAAGTATCAAAAGAACTTGTCAATTTTGAAAACTTACTATCCGCAATAATTTTGTTTGTTAAACTCATTTTTGTTTATTTAATTATTTTGTTATAATTATAATTAACAATAAAACTAGCAAATCCTAATGTTATTAGGCATAGAAACATCAATACTAACACTGCTAATATTTCTAATATTATTCTATGTAATGGATATTTCTTCACCTTCGAATTCTTTGGCTATATCTAATATTTCGTCTTTTGGATGATATTCAGAATCCAATGTAAGTGTTTTTAGTACATTATTAGCAGTGTAATTATTATGAATGTGTTCATCTGTAAAATCCCACATTGCATCCTTCGTTTTAAATTGTAGTTTATATTTCATATCTTTATAAAGATAATAAAGAAATTTTGACTCTTGAAAATGATTAGTTTCTAACTGCTTAATTATTTCTAATACTTTATCCTTATTTTCTTGGATTAAT